TTGAATACCACGTTCTTCGCACACACCCAGGGGATGGCTTTTACTCGGCCCGCAGTGACTACGATCGCATTCCAGCAGATGCGGTGCTGCACTGGTTTCGCGCCGATCGCCCAGGACAAACCCGCGGTATCCCGGACATCATGCCGGCATTGCCACTCTTTGCCCAACTTCGCCGATTCACTTTGGCGGTGCTGGCTGCTGCTGAAACCGCAGCTGACTTTGCAGGGATCCTCTACACCGATGCGCCAGCGAACGGAGAGGCCGATGCAGCCGAACCGTTCGAGCCGATCGAGCTCGAGAAGCGAGCGTTGGTCACGATGCCCGGTGGATGGAAGATGGCTCAGATGCAAGCGGAACAACCATCGACGACCTATGGTGAGTTCAAACATGAGTTGCTCAACGAAATCGCTCGTTGTTTGAACATGCCGTTCAATGTCGCAGCCGGTAACAGCTCGGGGTACAACTACGCCTCAGGTCGCCTCGACCATCAAACTTATTACACAGCGATCCGAGTCGAACAATCGCATTTGGAGCGAACCGTACTCGATCGCATTCTTGCCGCTTGGCTTGACGAAGCCGCTCTTCTACCTGGTTTGCTTCCTAACGGACTTGGACCATTTGCCCAATGGCCACACCAATGGTTTTGGGACGGTCACGAGCATGTGGACCCAGCCAAAGAAGCCAACGCCCAAGCGACGCGTCTAGCCAGTCACACGACCACCCTGGCAGATGAATACGCCAAGCGTGGCCAAGACTGGGAAACACAACTTCGCCAGCGAGCCAAGGAAATCGCACTTATGTCGGAGCTTGGTCTAGCAACCGAGTCCGTTACTCCCACCACGAATCAGGATAACGCAGATGTCCAAGACGAAGAGGTCCCAGCCGATGACGCTTAAGCCCCAGCAAAACCAAAGCCAATTGAGCATTTCCGCAACGGCGGTCTTCGACATCGATGCGGCAGCCGATGGTTCATCCGCAGCGGCGCTCCCGAAGTTTCGCATGGTCGCTTACACCGGTGGCCCGATGCGTGTGGCTGGTTGGCGTTACCCCGTGATCATCGATCTGGCTGGCCTATCGATCCCATCGCAGGCTCGGCCGATCCGCTTTGGCCACGACCCCCTCTCGGGTGTCGGACACACCGATGCGATCCGAGTCGAAAGCGGCCAACTCATCGCCACTGGAATCGTCTCGCGGGATACCCCTGCGGCACGCGAGGTTGTGGTGAGTTCCAAAAACGGATTCCCCTGGCAAGCATCAGTCGGCGCTGGCGTGGATGAATTCGAGTTCGTCAAGGAAGGGCAAAAGGTCACCGTCAACGGAACGCAGTACAGCGGTCCGGTGAACGTGGTTCGCAAGTCCTCGCTTGGTGAAATCAGTTTCGTAGACCTTGGTGCCGACGGAGCAACCAGCGCGAGTGTCGCAGCTCAGGCATCTTCAACCCCTGGAGAACCAAACATGGACGATTCGCAAACCCCAATTCAAGACGATCCCAACGCAACTCCAGCTACACCGGTTGCTCCCAATCCGGCAACACCCGAACCGGTAACGACTCAGCCGGAGGTCAATGCCGCGATCGAAGCAATGCGCAGTGCTCATGCGACCGAACTGGATCGCATCGCTGGAATTCGTCGCATTTACAACGGTGCACTTCCAAGCTTGGAAGCCCAAGCGATTCGTGAGGGTTGGAACCTTGAGAAGGCAGAGCTTGAAAAGATCCGCGGGACGCGCCCTGCAGTTGCTGCTGTTCACGTGACCAACAATACGATCAGTGCATCGGTTCTTGAGGCGGCTTGTTTCATGGCAGCCAATCTCACGAACATCGAAGAAGTTGCCGACGAGCAATCGCTCGAACTAGCAGCCAGACGGTTCCGAGGTGGGATCGGCTTGCAGGAACTGATTCTCGAAGCCGCATGGGCCAATGGATACTCCGGACGTAACTTCCGCGATCATCGGGCTGTGATGCGAGCTGCCTTCGGTAACTCCATCGAAGCCAGTTCTGTGAGCAACATCGACATCGGTGGGATTCTCTCGAACGTAGCTAACAAGTTTCTCTTGGACGGGTTCTACAGCGTTGAGCGCGTGTGGCGAAACATCTGTGCGGTCCGAAATGTGTCGGACTTCAAGACCGTTACCAGCTACCGTCTCATTGGTAAGGACCAGTACGAGCTGGTCGCACCAGGAGGTGAGCTCAAGCACGGCAACCTTGGGAACGAAAGTTACACCAACCGAGCCGACACCTACGGTTTGATGATGGCCGTCGATCGACGCGACATCATTAACGATGACCTTGGGGCGATCACGACCGTTCCGAGGAAACTCGGTCGCGGCTCAGGCCTGAAGATAAACGACGTCTTTTGGACCGTTTTCCTCGCCAACTCCGGGTTTTTCACGGTAGGAAACAAGAACTTCCTGTCGGGGACCGATACGGTGCTCTCGATCGATGGATTGACCAAAGCCGAAGTCGCTTACTACGACCTGGTTGATTCCGACGGCAAGCCGATCGGTACCATGCCTGCCATCATGCTCGTGCCAACTGCCTTGTCGGCGATCGGATCGCAGCTCTACAAGTCGCTGGAAATGCGAGATAACACGGCCAATGCTCGCATTCCAATCAACAATCCACACGTGGGCAAATTCCGCGTAGAAGTCAGCCGGTACCTGGCCAATGCCCTCTACACGGGCAACTCATCGAAGGCTTGGTACTTGATCACCGACCCGAACGATCTGCCTCTGATTGAGGTCGCGTTCCTCAACGGCCAAGAAGCTCCAACGATCGAAACCGCCGATGCGGACTTCAATGTCCTCGGTGTTCAGATGCGTGGTTACCACGACTTCGGCGTTGCTCTTCAAGATCCACGCGCAGCGATCAAGTGCAAGGGTGAAGCATAAGCTTCGCTGGGCACCTCGTTCATTCTTTCATCCGATTCACCAATTGAGGTTTAACCAATCATGCCACAGGCAACATTCATTCAAGAAGGTCATTACATCGATCACACCCCGGTTGGCGCTTTGGCCTCTGGAGACGTGGTTGTCCAAGGAGATCTTGTTGGCGTCACAGTTCGTCCACTCGCAGCGGGCGAACTTGGCTCACTCGCCGTCGACGGAGTCTTCGACTTCAACAAGAACACCGGTGTGGCCTACACGGTCGGAACCATTTTGTATTGGGACGACACCGCAAACGTCGTGACCACCACTTCCGCAGGGAACAAGTCGATCGGCAAGGTGGTTCGCGCTGCGGCATCCGCAGATACCACTGTCCGAATGCGACTCAGTCAGTAGCCCTCGGATACCCGTTTCTTTCCAAGTTATTCGCTTCTCATTCATTCGCAGGAATCACTATGAAAACCAAGTGTTTGTCGCTGGTAGCTCTGGTGGCTGTTTGCATTGCCACCGTCACATTCGCCCAAGAAACGATCTGCATCGATGGTAAGTGCCAAGCGGGGCAAGTCCAAAGCACAATCGTGCTTGATCCGCTTCGAGAGGAACTCACTCTTGTAGACCAGGAGCCAAGGGCAACCGCAAATGGACTCGCTGGCGATCGGTTCGATCAAGTCGTCCGAGCCACGGTTCGCGTTACCGTTAGTGGCGTTTGCGGGAGTGGTACGGTTGTCGGTCGCACTCCCGAGGGGAATGCGATTGTGCTTACCAACGCACACGTGGCCGGTACCACGCGTGGCCGAACCGTCAACGTCGAACGCTGGAATACCAACGGCACTAGCGAGAAAGGAACCGGGACGATCATCGCTTCCGGTTACGGTCGAGGCACCAGCGTCGACTTCGCCTTGCTCAAGTGCAGTGCAGCATTTGCTAAAGACGTCGATCCGATCCCTCTAGCCGATCGCTACCCTAGCAACCAATCGTCGGTCACGACCTTCGGATGCCCGCGGTGCGAATGGCCGAGCCTTCAAGTCCTTCGGCTCAATCGCAAGGAAGGTCAAATCCTCTCTTGGAAACCGGAAGCCATCGGAGGACGCAGTGGTTCAAGTCTCATCGACTACACGGATGAAGGTCCTCGAGTGGTCGGCCTACTGACCTGGGCCGGTGGTGGCGAGGGGCTTGGCCAATCGACTCCGTTTCTGCTCAGCGCGATGCGAGGCAAATTGCCAACAACTCTCGAGGGTCTACCATCAGGCACTCGGGAAGTTAGTTGCCAAGTCGATGATGCCAGCGACTCTCAGCAAATCGTCCAGGTTCCCTCGACCACGCTGGGCGAACCGCTGCAATGGCCAATGGGTTTGCTAGCCCAAACGCAGGTGCAAGATGATGTGATCGACTCGATCATCGATCGACCGAAGCTTAAGCCTGCACCACGCGATCCCGAAGACTCTGGGATCATCACCGATCGAATCAAAGAGCGATACATGTGGAGCACGACGAGCATCGTTGCAACGTCAGCCGGTTCGAGCATTGCGATCATCTTGGGTTTGCAATATGGAATCCCGCTGGTGCTCGGTGCTATTCGAAATGCACGCAAGAATCGTGGGAAAACGCTTCTTGATGATGAGCAGTTCAATCAGCTCATGGATCAGTATTCTCAGCTGCTCAAGCTCATGGAACAAAACGGCAAGACTCCTCCGGACATTAAATCCTAAGTGGAGCAGCGCCATGGCAGATCTGCTTCGTGCAGGCCAAGAATGGCTCGCCAACCAGCTTAAGGCCCATGCATCTCGCACGGTGGTCTATCTGAGAGGAGCCAACCAAACCAGCGTCACGGCCATCATCGGCCGGACGCTGATGAAACTCGAGGATGGTTACGGTGGCGTTCACATGCAATGGACCGACCGTGATTTTCTCGTTCCACCTGAGGAATTGGTACTCGCCGGTTCCCAGGTCCTGCCGGAACGTGGTGACACGATCCGCGAAACCGACAACGGCAAAGTCTACATCTACGAGGTCAATGCTCCTGGGAGCGAGCCACCTTGGAGATGGTCGGACCCACACCGCAGACTTCTTCGCATCCATACCAAACAGATCGGGATCGAGTAATGCTTGCAAGTATCGTTGCAATCGCAGATGCCGTGACCGCAGAGCTGAACGGCAATTCGTTCAGCCAGCCATTCACTGCGCAGCGGCTTTACCTGCCGGTCTTCGATCTGCAAGGGATGTCTCAGCTGAAGGTCACAGTGGTTCCCAAGGGAATAACCAGCGCGTCACTGGATCGATCGCGAGACAGCTTCGATTACCAGATCGATGTTGCAGTCCAAAAGAAAACACCCAACGAAATCGTCGCGATCGATTCACTAATGCTCCTAGTCGAGGAGATCGGCGACTACTTCCGATCCAATCCGCTCTCGAGTTTCCCAGGGGCTCGGTGCACCAGCGTTGAAAACTTACCGGTTTATTCGCCCGACCATTTGCAGGAACTCCGTCAATTCACCAGCGTCCTGACTCTCACGTTTCGCCTTTGGAGATAACCGATGACCACCGGAGACGTTGGCCCATTCCGCATGCAGTTCACCAATTCGCGAGGAGTCACCCGAGAGATTCCTGGATTGGATGACGTGGACGACATGTTCAAAGTCAAATCGATCCAGAAGAAGTTCCGCGATTCTTGGACTCGGACTCTGACAGACCTGTGGGAAGTAACCACCAGCGGTGGATCCACGGCGAGCGTCTCCGGTGGTGTACTGACCATCGGATCTGGAACAACCGCAGGAGGATATGCCGAGCTGCTCTCGAAGGAAACATTCACGATTCCCTTCCGAGCGATGATTGCAGTTCAATCGGGTGCAACCAGACAAGCCAACACGCACCACATCATCGAAGCCGTTTCGGTAGATCCCACCACGGGAATTCCGGACGGAAAGCACAGCCTAAGCATGGACATCGGTGGTGCTGCCAACACGACCGTGACCAATATGGTCTACAGCGTGCAAAACGGTGGCTTGGTTCCAATCGCATCGGCAGCATCTGCGATCATCTCAACAGCCACCTACTCGATTCTTGAACTCGAACCATTCTCCGACGAATGCTATTTCCACTCCCGAGCGATGGATTCGACCGGAGGCCGTTCGAACTCGTATGTTCGGCACCAACAAATTCCCGATCCGACTGCAGTCTATAAGATCCGCATCCGCTCGATGAATCATCAGGGGTTCAAGGCTGTTTCCAACGCGGTCGCTGGTCCTGGCAATGTCATTCGCCTTACGTCGACCGCTCACGGATACACCGGAACGCCGACGATTTGGGTCGAGTACCTCAACGGAGTCACCAATAACGGCGTGGCATTGCGTGGCAATTACGCAGCCACGGTGATCGATGCCAACACGATTGATCTAACCGGTACTGTGTTCTCTGGTGCTTACGTTACAGGCTCAGGGCAGATTGCACTTGCTGCCGCACCCGCAGCGATCAATTTCCAGTCCCAGTTCATCAATTGCCAGGATTACGCAGAACTTACTGCTGAAATCACCGCAGGTCGTGGCCAAACCGTAGTCGGACAAGGTCTAGGTGTGATCCTCACCGGTGCAACCGCAACGACGACCAACATCGGAACTGTAACCGCTAACGTTGCCGGTCAAGCGGCCCACGATGCGGTCATTGCCGGCAATCCTGTTCGGATGGCTGCCCGTGCTCTGACTGCGGCCTATGCCAGCGTCGCCACGGGGGATGTCGCGGACCTAGTTTCCACGCTGCAAGGTGTACTGGTAACGCGCCCCTGGCAAATTCCAGAACTCGAATGGTCGTATGCTTCCATCGCCGGTGGAGTGATCAATACCACCGATGTCGCGTTGGTTGCCGCAGCCGGTGCGGGACTGCGTCGCTACATCTGCTCGATGCAACTTTCCAACAACTCGGCAGTTGCCACCGAAATCGTGCTCAAAGATGGTGCCACCGTCATCTGGAGAGGTCACTTGCCCGCTAACGCTCCGATGTCGGAGATCATTTTTGAGAACCCACTCAAAACGACAGCCGCAACCGCGCTGAACTTTGCGTGCATCACCACCGGTGCTGCGGTCTACGTCAACGCACAAGGATTCACCGCACCGTAAGGGCAACCATGATCGGCGTAAAAGTCACCACGAGGAAATCGATCGACAAGGTCAAGCGCAAGGCGCAGCAAGGCAACTTCAAAAGCCTTGGTCATGCGGCTGCGACCATTCGTTTGGTCGCTCGTCGCTCCATCCGTAGACGCCAGACAGCAGCGATGCCAGGTAGTCCACCCAACACACGTCGTGGCCAACTCAAACGCTCGATCATGTACGCAATCGACAAACAGCGCGGCGTGGCACTCATCGGACCAGACTTCGATGTGATTGCCACTGCTGGCAAAGCTCATGAGTTTGGGGGCAAGTTTCGTCGTGAGCATTACCCCAAACGACCATTCATGGGACCCGCACTAGAAAAAGTCAAAGACCGTCTGCCTCCCATGTGGGCAGGCAGCATTCGATAAGGAGAAATAGGAATGCCAGCCAAACTAGGACTCGATGCCAAGCTCTACCGCAACACAGGGACGTATGCAGCTCCCACCTGGGATCTGATTGGAAATGTCCGCGATCTAACCCTCAACCTGGAAACCGGTGAAGCCGACGTTTCAACCCGATCCAACAACGGATGGAGGGCCACGGTAAGCACTCTCAAGGATGCGTCGCTGGAATTCGAGATGGTCTGGGACACGGCCGACTCGGATTTCGGTGCGATCCGCGATGCCTTTCTCAATAACACCACTGTTGAAATCGCAGTCCTCGATGGACTCATCACCGGTACCGGAAGCAGCGGTTCCCAAGGGCTTAGAGCAAGTTTCCGCATTGCAAGCTTCTCTCGCAATGAAGCCCTCGAAGAAGCGATCACTGTTTCGGTGACTGCCAAACCAACCTATTCGGCCAATCCACCTTCTTGGATGTCCGTCGCTTAAACCGGTCTAAATTCACTTGCTTCGTGAGGTTTTAGAAAATGCACAGTTTTGTGGATAACTCCCGACGGACATGGGAAGTCGCGATCAACGTTGCAGCGGTCAAACGGATCCGTGGCTTGCTGGGGATCGATCTCTACGCACTGGTCGATGACGGATTTAAATCACTTTCGAAACTCGTCTCTGATCCGGTCACGCTTGCCGATGTGCTGTATTGCTTGTGCAAAGACCAAGCAGACAAGCAATCGATCACCGACGAGGATTTTGGCAGAGCACTCTCTGGTGATGTGATCACCCAAGCAGCCGATGCGTTCGTCGAGGAACTGATCGATTTTTTCCCAGATGCCCGCGCCAGGGCGAGCCTTCGCAAGGCGATCGAAGCGGGCAAAGCGGTTCGGGACAAAGTGATAAGTCACGCGGAGAGGATCCTCGATTCGATCAACCCCGAAACCGAAGCGCAGAAGTGGATCAACTCGTCTGGCACCTTGCCGGAGTCCTCGGGATCGACCCAGGACCATTTAGCCTCCGAGAGTTAATCGCAATGGGGGAGGCACGCAGCCAAGTTCTCTGGAATCACACCTCCAGCGTTCTGGCGATGCTAGCCAACATCCATCGCGATGCCAAACGCTCGAAAGTCTATCACCCAGCGGACTTCAATCCGCATGCAAAGAAACGAATCCAACCTCGCACGATGGTTGAGATCCAGGCCTTGAAACACGTCTTCATCGATCGCCAAAGTGAGTTGCAATAGTCATGGCATCCAGTTCGAGCATCAAAGCCGGCGCAGCCTACATCGAGCTCTACACCAAAGACTCGCGTCTGGTGAAGGGGCTCAATGATGCAGCCAAGCGGCTTGATGCCTTTGGCAAAAGCCTCCAGGGGATCGGGACCAAGATGGCCATGCTAGGTGCGGGGATCGTCACCCCATTGGCCGGCGCTGCCAAGGTCTTTGCCGACATGGGAAGCGATATGGTCGACATGAGCCAGCGAACGGGCGTGTCGGTAGAAGCCCTCTCGGAACTGGGGTTTGCTGCCGAGCAATCCGGTGCCGATATGGGGACGCTTGAAGGCTCTCTCAAGAAGATGCAAAAGATGCTCTTCGAAGCGGCATCCGGATCGCAATCGGCCCAGGAAACACTCGCGTCGCTGGGCCTAAATATTGCACAACTTTCGAAACTATCGCCCGACGAGCAATTCAAGGTGATTGCCGATCGGATGTCGCAAATCACCGATCCGACACTCAAGACCGCCAACGCGATGGCGATCTTTGGTAAATCGGGCACGCAGTTACTGCCGATGCTTTCGAGTGGTGCCAAAGGCATCGAAGAGCTCCAGCAACAGGCCCGCGATCTGGGGCTAACGATGGCAACCGACGATGCCCAAGCGGCTGAAGCGTTCGGCGATCGCATCGATGTCTTGTGGAAGGTCCTTAAGAAAGCCGTCTTTACCATCGGCTCGGCATTGGAGCCTGTTCTCTCAGCGATGATCGATTCGACCGTTCGAATCGTCGTGGCCACTAGCGATTGGATCAAGAATAACCAAGACCTTATCGTCACCGTCTTCAAAGTTGGAATGGCAATCGCAGCCGGCGGGGCAGCAATTGTCGCCCTCGGTGCAGCTGTCGTCGGACTCGGCACGGTCTTTAGTGCGGCTGCCACGGTGATTGTGGGAATCGGTCAAGGGATCGCCATCCTTGGAACTGCGATCGCAGCACTGCTTTCTCCGATTGGTTTGACTATCGCAGGCCTTGCAGCGTTGGTCGGCTACTTTGTCTACACCAGCGGTGCAGGCGCGCAAGCGATGCAGTGGCTGGGGGAGCGATTCAATGAACTCAAAGACACCGCTCTGGCTGCTTGGCAAGGGATCGGAGATGCGCTGGCGGCCGGAGATATCGCACTGGCAGGCAAGATCCTGTGGCTCACCCTCAAAATGGAATGGCAACGCGGGGTCGCATTCCTGCAGTCAAAGTGGCTCGACTTCAAAGGATTCTTCATCGGTATCTTCCAAAGTGCGGTCTACAGCGTCGCTGGTTTGATGACCGACGCCTGGGCAGGATTGCAAACCGGTTGGTTGGAAACCACCCACTTCATCGCCGATAGCTGGACGATCCTCATCAGCCTACTGCAAAAAGGATGGAACCGATTCGGCGGTTTCTTTCAGAAAGTCTGGGCTCGCATTCAAGGTCTCTTCGGAGATACAAACGCCGAGGCGGAGATCGCCAAGATCAACGATGAGATAGCACGCCAAGATGAGCTGATAAACAATTCGCAGAATCAAACGATCCTCGATCGTGAAAAGCAACGTCAGAAAGCTCGCAATCAAATCGAGCAAGACCGCCAAGGTGCCCAGTCGGCACTCTCGGACATGCAGGCCCAAGAGCAGTCCGCACTGGCCGACGCCAATCAAAAAGCACTCGCGGATTCTGCCGCAGAGCTCGAGAAAGCCAAAGGCGAATGGAAAGCTGCCTTGGGTGAAGCCGCACAAAAGCGTGCCGAAACATCTCCTGGATCACCGAGCAAATTTTCATTATCCGGTCTTGGCTTGCCAGACATGGGCAGCATGGATCAAACCCTTGCCGAGACCAAGAAAAAAACGGATGTCGTAGGAACCTTCAACCCCATTGCCGCCATGAACCTCGGATCCGATTCGCTGGGTGAACGCACCGCACGCGCCAGCGAAGAGGTCGCTACCAACACCAAGAAACTTCTGCAGCAAGCCGAACGTGGTGGCTTGGTCTTTGGATAGGAGCTTTACCAATGGCAGATCCAATCATTATCGAACGCTTTGACTCCAAGGAAGCAACCGAAAGCAAAGACAGTCCGACCCATGATCTGGTCTACATGATCATGAACACCGAGCAGTACTCGGTCGCCAAGAGTCTCATGGCATCGACCGTTCCCGAAAAGGTCGGCGATCTGTTCTTGGATGATTACCATATCGTCCACTTAGGCAATGGCGTCTGGGAAGGAACCGCTCGGTACGTCAAATGGAAAAGCGAGTCGCAGTACTCGTTCGACACCGGAGGTGGAACGCAGCATATATCACAAAGCATCTCCAATGTGGGTAAGTATGCTGCTGCAGGTTTCAGTGCGCCCGACTTCTTCGGCGCGATTGGGGTGACCGACGATCGCGTCGAAGGCACCGACATCACAGTTCCGGTTTTCAATTTCACCGAGACCCACTACATCGAAAAAGCCCTTGTCACTGGTGCGTACAAGCTCGCGTTGTTTAACCTCACGGGCAAAGTCAACGGCTCAGGATTCAAAGGTTTTGCTAAAGGAGAAGTCCTGTTCCTCGGAGCAAGTGGATCGAAGCGTGGTCTGGACGATTGGGAGATCACGTTTCGATTCGCTGCTAGTCCCAACGTGGCTGGTATAAGCCTGGGAGACATCGCTGGCGTTTCCAAGGAAGGATGGCAGTACCTGTGGGTTCGCTTCATCGACGACGAAGATGCAACCGCAAAAGCATTGATCAAACGCCCCGTAGCAGCCTACGTCGAGCAAGTTTACCCCTATGGAGATTTCAGCAATCTCGGAATTGGAGTGTGATCCATGGGGGACCAGTTCCGCAAAGTTCAGCCAGGGGATCCGCTGAAGATTCCGGCAGAAGCCTGGAATGCTCTGGTGGACTTGTCACGGCAACAAAAGAACCAACGACATGACCAACTCGCCGAAGCCGAAGGAACCTCACGACAAACAACACTCGCCAAAGTGCGCAATCAAACCGGAGCCGACCTCGATCGCTTCTCGATCGTCGCACTCGGCACACCGATCATCACCCCCGCAGCGAACCTCAGAGAATTCAAACGCCAAATCAGCTTCCAAGGCTTGGTCCCGAGTGCCAACACCGGACCACGCTTTGGAGTTCTGCTCGAACCCTTGAAGAACAACTTCATTGGCACCGCAGCGATGGGTGGATGTGTCATCACCCGCGTTTCGGTCGGTACCAATGCTTACACCTGTGCGGAAACGGTCGCTGGTCAAAACGGCTACCTGCGCAGCGTTCCGCATGGGCCGGCATCGGTGCTCTGGATTGAATCCTCGGGCGCGGTTCGATGGGCAGTGATCCGATTCGATGATGCCAACTACGAAGAGATCGTGTTCATCACGAGCAATATCCCTGACGGCAATGGGTACTACCCAGGTGTGGTTCAGAAGTTCGATGTCGCTTCGAAATCTTGGAGCACGATCTTCGATTGCAAGGTGGTGGATGCCAACAAATGACCCTGTATTCACGTCGCTACATCGCCACTTCCGTAAGTGGCTCGGTCGAAGGCCTGCCAGTGTACGCGGCAACTTGTACGCAACAACGATCCGGGCAAGGCCCTAAACGCCAGCTCGGACATTTCCTTGGAATGGTTGATGGAGAACCTTTGTATGCAGTATCTAGCTGTGAGTTTCCTCAGATGGGTCGTTACCTCATGCGTTATGTGGGGTTTTCCGACCTGCCAATCTATGCCATCGTGTGCTGCGAGGTTTCCTCGAGTGGATCTTCGGGCAGCAGTGGATCATCCGGTTCATCGAGCTCCTCTGGATCGACGAGCTCAAGAGGCTCGTCAGGTTCTTCGGGTTCAAGCGGCTCCTCGGGATCGAGCGGCAGCAGCGGACCATCCGGAGATGTTGATCCTCCTGGATCCCACGGAAGCTCTGGTTCCTCCGGACAAAGCGGCAGCTCAGGGACCAGCGGATACTCCGGATCCAGTGGCTCGTCCGGTAGCAGTGGATCATCTGGCTCAAGCGGCTCGTCAGGAAGTTCCGGGTCGAGTGGTAGCTCTGGCTCGTCGGGTTCAAGTGGGTCCTCTGGTAGCTCGGGTTCCTCGGGATCTTCCGGCTCATCGGGCACATCCGGCTCGTCTGGATCCAGCGGTGGATCATCGGGTGGTTCCAGCGGCGTTGGCTCCTCGGGCTCGAGTGGTTCGTCCGGTTCCTCTGGAAGTTCGAGCGGATCGGGATCATCAGGTAGCTCTGGCTCCTCGGGTAGCGCGGGATCCAGTGGCCCAAGTGGCTCTAGCGGTTCATCCGGTTCGGGACCATCGGGCAGCGGATCGAGTGGCAGTGGTTCTCAAAGCGGTTCCCAAAGCGGATCAGGTAGCCAATCGGGATCGGGTTCGCAGTCCGGTTCGCAAAGTGGCAGCAAGCCTTCCGGCTCAGGTTCCGGATCATCCGGACCAAGTGGTAGCGGTTCTGGCCCAAGCGGCAGCGGTCCAAGCGGATCGGTTTCTGGTAGCCAACCATCCGGTGGTGGCAGCAACGGCAGCGGTTCCGGTTCGAGTGGCTCGGGCTCCGGATCGGGGAGTGGTTCCGGTTCGGGCTCGTCTGGTGTCGGGTCCAGTGGCGTCGGTTCCAGCGGCATCGGTAGCTCGGGTCAATCGTACGGCTCGAGTGGCGTTAGCGGTGGCTCGGCAAGCGGCTCAAGTTCCGGTTCGTCGAGCGGTTGCTGTTGCCCGTGCTACTACCAGTGGAATGGGATCGGCTGGGTGCCAGTCTCGGTCCCTGATCCATGCACTGCATCCAATGGACCTCTTGAAGCGGTCTGTGTTTGTGCGGGCAATCAACCAACGAGCCCAGGCTCGTATGTGGGGCAGACCGTTTACACAGGATGCGAACAAGGTGTGCAATGAGTAACTCAATAGACTGCCCACACAACGTGGATGGCTACTGCCAGATCTCGTCGGATCTGGCCCAAGTGCCAGTACCGATCGCCCAAGATGCGTGTGCTGCTTGTATTCTGCAGTCGACGCCCCGAGCGAAAAACTCGGTCACCTGCAGCAAAGCGATCCAGTATCGAACGCTTGTCGGCATGCTCCCAACGCCAGAGTTGCTCGAGTGCATCAAGCCTCCGACGCAGGGTGTCGGTACCGAACTGGAACTCTTGATCGAAAAGACTCGGCGCACTCTCAATTGGTTGTGCCTGGGGTGGCTGATTCCAGACAAATTCAACTGCGGATGCCATTCCACGAAGTCACGCATGAATGAGATGGGCGTGCGCAAGTGCCTGCGAAACAACGAAACCCTATCCGCTGAAATCCTCACACGCTGGATCGTCCATGTTCCACCGATCCGTTTCATCCCGTTTGTTCTGACCATCATCGGACTCTACGTCCTCCGTGCTGCCTACAACGCCGAATCCAAGGAGAAGCTCCATGGCTAATTGCAATCAAGCTACCCCCGACCTGACTCCCGAAGCGATGCTTGAGTTGATCAAGCAGTGCCCACCCGGACCTTGGCCCAACGCCTGGGGCACTTGGGACAATACGATCGAAGCCCATCGGCGATTGGTGGACGAGTATGTCGATAATCTGATGCCCAGCCGAGTGACCTATGCTCAGGAACGTGGCATCGTCATCGCCGGGGGAGGACTCAAGTATTTCCCGAGCGTTTGGGTCAACGTGAATCTGCTTCGGCATTTTGGCTGCACGCTACCGATCCAGCTTTGGTACCTCGGTGACTCCGAGATGGATCCCTACATGAAACGATTGCTTGAGCCACTGGGCGTCGAGTGCATCGATGCCAGAGAGATCGAGAAACAGCACCCATGCCGAATCCTATGTGGCTGGGAACTGAAACTCTACGCGACGCTCCACTCACCGTTTGCCCAGGTTCTATTCCTTGACGCCGACAATGGGGTCGTGTGCGATCCAACGTACTTGTTCGACTGTGAAGAGTACAAACGCCACGGCGCGATTTTCTGGCCCGACTACGCGTGCTGGACGTTGAAACCTGGGGTCTGGAAAGTCTTTGGAATGATGGACATGGCCGAGCCCGAAGTCGCCGAGCACGAACGAGCCTTCGAGTCCGGGCAATACCTCATCGATAAACGATCGTGCGATCGTGAGCTGCGATTGTCGCTGTTCTACGCCGAGCATTCGGACTTCACGTTCCAGCATGTGTATGGTGACAAAGAGTGCTTTCACCTTGGTTGGCGACGACTCGGCTCCGATTACGCGATGCCCAGCGCCGGTCCTGGTTGGAATGTCCATACGATCGTGCAGTTCGATTTCCGTGGTCAGATCGTCTTCCAGCATCGCTGCCAGGACAAATGGCGTTTCGGAGGAAATCGGTTCGTGGACTCGCTGGCCAACGAAGAACTCTGCTTCCAGCTCGTCCGCGATCTGGCCAGCAAATGGAGTGGCAACCTTTGGAAGAACGAGGCACCGACAACCATGGAAACCGAAACGATCGAACAGCTCATCAACACTCGCGTGCTTTACCGACGGGTGGGTTACGACCAGCGTGTGATCAAGCTCGGGCCCAACCGCGAAGTCATCGAAGGTGCTGCCGAGTGCGAACGACTCTGGCACGTCAATCATGTCGATGGCCAGCCCGTGCTGACGCTCGCTCGACTCGATCGACCCACGTGCCACCTGCGTCGCGACTACGAAGGGATCTGGCGAGGATCGTGGCTAGAATACGAACGGATGCCAATCGAAGTCATCCCAGAGGTGGAATGGAAACCAACGGTCGACGCGATCGATCCGACCCAGTCGCGTTTGCTCATCACCGTGGCCACCGGAGATTCGTTCCGCGAACTGCTACGGTACACCGGCCCCCTGATGGAAGCCTACGCGAAACGGATCGGTGCCGACTTCGTGGCGATAACCAAACCCACGCAGGACTGGTGGGGGCTCGAAAAGTTTCGGGTGCAGCCGTTCGCTCAGTCCTACGAGCGCACCCTCTATGTCGATGCCGATGTGTTTCTGACCGAGGAGACACCGGATCTGTTTGACGTGGTTCCAGCCGGACACGTGTCGATGCACGACGATTGGAGTCAATTGCCAAGCTTCGAATGGGTCTTTGAGGAACGTCGCAACATCCTCGAATCCCAGCAAATCCCCATGGACCACAGCAAGGTGGTTTTCAACAGCGGGATCGTGATGTGCGATCGCAAGCACGCGTCGATTTGGAGACCACCGTTGCATCCATTCTTTCCGACCCATTGCTCCGAGCAATTCTGGATCCAGAACAACGCTCGCGGGCTGCCGTTCTTCCAACTGCCGACCGAATTCAACACCCAGTACTGGATGCCGAATTTCCGAGAATTGGTGCCGACGGCTAAGGTCATTCACCTCGCCAACTGCACACCAGAGAAACGGCTCGAATTTGCTCGCCAGTTTACTTCCTCCCTTGCAACTGCTTAGTTCACGAAAGGATTCCACGATGACCAACTCCGTCTGCTACAAGATCTATGGGCAAGACTTCCACATCGAGCCCGAGAGTGTTCAGTTCGCCAACGCGGTGTTCCATGACGAGTACCGTATCAACGACCTGCGTTCCCACAACGTCCGAACCATTGTCGATGTCGGCTCGCACGTCGGAAGCTTTACCGTGATGGCCCACCACTATTGGCCTAACGCCAAGATCGTCGCGGTCGAACCCCATCCACAGAGCTTTGAGCTGATGACCAAGAACACCAGTCACATTCCCGACTCGCAGTTGCTCCGGATCAACGCAGCGATTTCGTCCAAGCCAGGAAAATGTCTGCTATCGTTCCCGGTCTCGAACTCTCGGGTTGCCGACTATGTTCCAGACATTTGGGAATCGCTCGAGCCGCGGTACCGAGATTTCGGCATCGAAGTTCCAGCTCTGACCGTCGAGCAATTCTGGACGCAGGTAACGGACTTTGGGATCGACGAGGTCGACCTAATGAAACTCGATTGCGAAGGGGCCGAGTACTTGATCGTCTCCGAGCTATCGGCTTTAGGTCTGATGGACCGCATCGGCTGGATCCGTGGCGAGTGGCACAGCCGTAAAGACAATCTGCTGCTAGCCAACATCCTTGGCCAGACGCATGTTTTCAACATTGATCCGAACTATCCTCACTCGGTGGGGATGTTTGTGGCGCATCGGATGTGATTTGGGCACTAATACATTCAGAGTCAAAATAATGTAAAGATAAAATCTAAATTGCATGGTTTCGAATTCACTTGTTCGAAAGTGCTCGCTTCACTACATTAATAGAAGCAGCTTCCGAACTGCACTATTGAAGCCTCGTATCTATAGGTAAGAGCTCGTTCTTGGAATCCGTCTCAAGGAGACATAGCGTTGTCCAATCCAGTTTTGAAGATAAGAAATCATCATGCATTAGTTTCTGGTGATCCACCGATAATAGACGATTCCAAACCCGAACAATACATCGGGTATTTCGAAAATCTGTTTGGAGAGCAGTGGATCTTTACTTGCGATCGTGCAACAGGGAAAGCAACATTGCGAGGTGGTGATATTGGGTGGAACAAGGCCATCGATGTTTCCGATGGGTCACCTGGAGACCTTGCGCTAAACGCAACCGAGGCACAGTGGCTAGAGTGTTGCCTTGCTGCCAGCCGGACAGTCGCGAGCAGTTAAATGCCCTGAGGACAAGAATGGATTTTTTTGGCTACGGAGATTCGACAGTGCATTGCAGGATTATAGAACTGCAGCACAACAGACCAAAATGGATCCAGCTGGCCAAGTACTTTTCGTGGATGGGGAATCATTTAATAACTTGCTGCGAGAGCTGGCCAAAGTAGTTCATAGAAAATGATGATCTTCCTTTGCTTTGCTCCAAGAGGCGTTTTACCATACCCAGCTCCATTGATGAGCAGAAAGGCGCGAGTGAAACTGCGTTCGGTGCAAGCGTAGCTTCCTGCATCGGCGACCAACTACTTGGTTTGGTCTCCCTTTGGCGGAGCCAACCCTGGGCATAGATAGTGGTGTCAGGGGAGAGGTCTCGGATGGTTTCCGAAGAGAGTTAGTTTCCCGCAACTGAATCAAGGGTATCAAACTCAATTTGACCCTCGTGTTATATCAGCAGGCCGACGCCTCAAAACGTCGGCCTGTTTGCGCTTTTACGCAGTATTTTCGTGGGTTTACACGACCTTGCCCAGTCTCAAACTCTCTGTCGCGCGATGTCTCTACGAATCCACGCGCGAA